TACTGACCGCGTAGCGATGCAGCAGCTGCCGCTATGATGGCCGCGATCATGACAGCAACAGCCGTTTGAGGGCTGCAACGGTCAACCCGGTGAGAGCTGACAGCTCTCGCAAGGTCAGCATAGGATTGTTGTCGTACATGCGTTTGATGTCAGCGTTTGACATGGTGTTAACCCCTAAATTGAATAGAACAGGAACAGCGCGCCAGCGATGCCCAGCGCGATGGCGAACAACGCGTCTCGCATTAAAACCCCCTAATACTGTAGACGCGACGCGTGTAGTGCGCCCAACGGCGCGCGTCGCGTTTGCCGCTGTCGTGGGTGTAGCCGCAGCCATCGGCGACCCATTGACGCCACGACGATATCGTGGCATCGGAAAACCCCATGCGTGCGAGCGCAAGGGCAGCCTTATCAATTCTTTTGTGGTTCATTGCTGACCCCTAATCGGACCGGATTGTCCGGGCTAACGCCGCTAGCGCTAGCCCTGAAAATCACTTGCGATCGAAATACGTAAACATGTCGCACGCTAGACAAAAGGCGCGCCATTGGCCGTGCCCGGGTGCGTTTTCGGTGGCCTCAAAATCAAACAGCGGCCGATCGCACCTAAAGCACGGGATATTGTCGGTCGACGTTGTCGGCCATTGTTCGGGCGTTGTCAACCCGCTATATAGTGTCATGCTGATACCCCTATGCGCACAACGCGGTGGCAAGCCGGATATCGATCCGGCGGTGGCGGTTCCCGTGCGCAGGAAAACCGACGATGACATCCCGCTGGCGCTGGCAGAGTTGGCACGTCGCGCATGTAACGTCATCGCGTTGTGTTGCCGGGCAAACGACGACACGACGCCCGGCCGGCGTGACAGTGTTAGCTGTCGTCGTGCTGGGCAGCACGCAAACAACAGGGCCCGCGTCGGCGTCGGCGAGCGTATCGGCGTCGGCCAAATCATTCGCCGATAAGTTGACCGTAAACCCCCACGCATTTGCATGCCGGATCCAGCCGATTGACGCGGCGTCGCGCCAATGACTGTAGGTAAACCCGCGTCGGCCGGCGTTGGCCGCGACTAGCTCGCCCAACGCCACCGGGTCGATTGTGTTGCCTGCGGGCCGAAGGTCGCCGGCTTGGTCGTGACGCCACAATGTCGCGTCGGGCAGCGCAGCTATTTTGGCAACAAATACGGGCCAGTCGTCGCCCCGCTCGGCACGGGTGACGGCTGACCAGTGCAAAGCGAGCGGGCCCGCATCGGCGTAGCATTCTGCGCGCATGGCGCAGTCCGGTGGGCAGCTGGCGCGGCTTGATGTTGATACGGGAATCGGGCCCGTCTTGCTGTTGCTTGACTTGAGCGTGAGATGAGTTTTCATGTTTACTTTACTAGTGTGTGCTGATGTCCAGCCCGTAACGCCCTGTCGGGGCGCTATCGGCTGAGATCAGTAGTTGTGGGCTTTCAAGCCAAGCACGTTGGCAGCGGTCTTCGCATGTTGCTTTGTCGGATAGGTGCCGACCGTCAACGCGCCGACAATGCACGCGCCAGCGCTAGCCAACAATGTCCAGCCACCGCCCTTTGCTTTGTAAATATGAGCTGCGCCTGCGTTGTCGCAAAAATGTTCAATCGCGCGGTAACGGGCTACCGTTTGGTCGGCTTGCTGTTGGCGTAGTGTCATGGTGTCTCTCCGGGTTGCGTCGCTGCGGGATTGCGTCGACGTGAGACAGTGTACTCTACTTTGTTGCAGTGTAGCGTATGACCCTACAGCTAACAGGGTCAGCGCCCTGGTGGCGAGTGGGTCAAGGCGTGGGTCAAGGCGTGGGCGCCCTTGTGGGCACATGCGTTTCCCTCGTGGTGGGTCATGTGGGTCATGCTTTGTCTAAACCTAATCAAAATTGCTTGTATATGCAACTATACGTATCGTATAGGGGGTGTGCCGCGTGGGCGTAGCCCACATGACCCACCACGCCTGAAAACGCATGACCCACGCGAAGGCCCCCAGACCGCCCACAACAAGACCCACGCCGAAAACCCCGCGTTGGTGGTTCGCAGCTGATCTGATCTGGACATGCGTGGTCATGACCCACATGACCCACGCCTAGGCTGCGCCATCGCCGTGGCCTGCCGATGCGCGGCATGCAACCCGGTGGGCGACGCCGCATGACCCACGCCGGCATGTTGCAGTGCAGCATACTTGCCTAGACAATGTTTGCCTAAGCAATGGTCGCCTGAGCAATGGTTGCCTGGGCATGAACGTGTTGCAGTGCAGCATTCGAGAGGGGGGGGGTAGGGCCCGCCGCCGGCCGGTCACGCTGGCGAAGGGTCCGCGAACAAAATTTTTTCATGGCCCACGCTGCAACATCCTTCGTAGCAACAATCAAGGTATACTCCCGCGCATGAAATCCCTACCGCTAGAAATTAGGGAGATCAGGGCGACTGAGGCGCGACTGCAACAGATTTACGAAGCAGCGCGCTTGGGCCTAAAAGGCGACAGTTTGGCTCTGGCCTCCGGCATGCTGCCAGTTGAATACAGGCGGCTGTGTCAGCTAGACCCCATCGCCGAGATGGCGGCGCAAAAAGGCAAAGCCGACGCTGAGATGGCGCATGCAGGCAAACTGTCCGAAGCGTCAATGAACGGCGACGCCAAGGCCAGCCTAGCGATCCTTCAGCATGTCCACGGTTGGACTGCCAAGCAAGAGATCAGCGTTGATGTCTATCAGAAGATCAGCGTCATCACCGCGCTTGAAGAAGCCCGTGCTCGCCTAACCTACGTCGAAGATGCAACTCCCAATCTACACATCCGCTGAAGAGCAGCGCCTGATGGTCGAGTTGTGGTCACCCGCGCTTGCGGATGATCCCGAGGCGTTTGTACGGTTTGTGTTTCCCTGGGGGCAGAAGAACACCCCCCTGGCGCAATTCAAAGGCCCACGCAAATGGCAACGCGAGGTGCTCAACGACATCAAGGCGCACATCCAGCGGAACAAGGGCAAGGTCCAGATGGACACCCTACGGGAAGCGGTCTCCTCCGGTCGGGGTATTGGCAAGAGCGCCCTAGTATCTTGGCTGGTGCTGTGGATGCTGACCACGCGCATCGGCGGGAGCGTAGTGGTCAGCGCAAACTCTGAGAATCAGTTGCGGTCGGTGACCTGGGCAGAACTGACCAAGTGGGCGGCGATGGCGATGCACTCGCACTGGTGGGAAGTGAGCGCCACCAAGCTGGTGCCAGCGAAGTGGATCACTGAACTGGTCGAGCGTGACCTAAAGAAAGGCACGCGCTACTGGGCCGCAGAGGGCAAGCTGTGGTCAGCCGAGAACCCTGACAGCTACGCGGGCGTCCACAACCAGGACGGGATGATGCTGATCTTCGATGAGAGCAGCGGCATACCAAACCCGATCTGGGAAGTGGGGGCGGGGTTCTTTACAGAGAACACGCCCGACAGGTACTGGTTCGCTTTTAGCAACCCGCGCCGAAACGAGGGGTACTTCTTTGAGTGCTTCAACGCCAAGAGGGCGTTCTGGAACGCCCGCAGCGTGGACGCTAGGACGGTCGAGGATACGGACAAGGCGGTGTACGACCAGATCATCGCGGAGTATGGCGCGGACTCATCCCAGGCCAAGGTGGAGGTGTACGGTGAGTTTCCCAGCGCAGGCGAGGACCAGTTCATCAGCCCAACGGTGGTAGATGAGGCGATGAAGCGGCCACGGTACAAGGACAGTTCGGCGCCAGTGGTCATAGGGATCGACCCGGCACGGGGCGGCGCTGACTCCACAGTGATACTGGTGCGCCAGGGCCGGGACATCGTGAGCATCAAGCGGTACTCGGGCGAGGACACTATGACCATCGTCGGTCGGGTGATCGACGCCATCGAGGAGTTCAAGCCGGTGCTGACGGTGATTGACGAAGGTGGGCTGGGGTACGGTATACTTGACAGACTGAACGAACAACGGTATAAGGTACGCGGAGTGAACTTTGGCTGGAAGGCCAAGAACTCGGTGATGTGGGGCAACAAGCGGGCTGAGATGTGGGGCACGATGAAGGACTGGCTGCGAAGTGCATCCATACCCGAGGATCGGCAACTCAAGGCAGACCTGGTGGGGCCGACCAAGAAGCCTAACTCTAGCGGTACAATCTTCTTAGAAGGCAAGAAGGAAATGCGCTCAAGAGGTCTTGCCAGTCCTGATGCTGCTGACGCGCTGGCGGTGACGTTTGCGTTCCCGGTGGCGCATCGGGAGTACACGGACAAAACTCCGCGCAGAACCTACGCGCCGCAAGGCGTCCTAACTAGCTGGATGGGTAGCTAAATGAACAAACCTGGTCTCTACGCAAACATCAACGCCAAGCAAGATCGTATTGCGGCGGGCAGCAAAGAGAAGATGCGCAAGCCCGGCGCGCCGGGGGCGCCGACAGCCAAGGCGTTTGTGCAATCTGCGAAAACGGCCAAGAAGAAATGAACTCTGACATCAAAGCGGCTAAGTCAGTCGCCGGCGGCAACGCCGACGATTTGAACACCATGCGTAGCCGCTTTACGATGGCTGTGTCGGCCTACAGCGAGTCCCGCGAGGATGAGCTAGACGACCTGCGGTTTGCCGCAGGCAGTCCCGACAACCAGTGGCAATGGCCGGCAGATGTGCTGGCCACGCGAGGCAGCGTCCAAGGGCAGACGATCAACGCCAGGCCATGCCTGACGATCAACAAGCTGCCCCAGCACGTCAAGCAGGTTACCAACGACCAACGGCAGAACCGGCCCAGTGGCAAAGTCATCCCGGTGGACGACAAGGCCGACATTGAGGTCGCTGAGATATTCGACGGCATCGTGCGGCACATCGAGTACATCTCGGACGCTGACGTAGCCTACGACACCGCCTGCGAGAACCAGGTGACCTACGGCGAGGGCTACATCCGGCTCCTGACCG